ATCTTCTAATGTTAAGGTGTTTCCGCTACGGGTAAGCTGTTGGTTGTCTGAATCCGATTGAATAGCTGTGTCCGCTAAATCAAGGCTATTGGATACGGAAGTATCAAGTTTTGATTTGGATATTGTAGCCGCCTGTATTTTTACACCTGTTATTGCATTATCAGATATTTTGTTAGTAGTTACTGAGTTATTTACTATTGTGGTTTCTACTACAGAATTATCAGGACTTACGTTTATAGCCGCTATTTGAGCATCTACATACTCCTTTCTTGTAAGGTCTGAATTATTAGTTTCACCTAAGGGGTTGATAGTGTAGGACTCGCTAGAGCTAGCAAAAGACCAACTTACCGTATCATCGTACATTACAAAAAAAACCGCATCATCTTGGTTTCCTGCTAGTATTCTTACGGCAGGGTTGTTTCCGAAAACACCACTATTCTCAGGAATTATTTCAATACTATTGGTGATTGATTGATTAAAGGATACGCCTCCAGGTAGTGAATTGCTTCCCGATTGAAGACCATCACCCACGGTAGACCAAACATCATCGCTTTCAGCGACTTCAATAGAGTTGGAAGTAGAATTGTATATTACCCAAGTCTCACCTACGGGAACATCCAAAGCGTTCCTTTCGGTAGTAGTGTAGTCTGACAACCTTAACTCTGACAATATGGCATCGTTTATATCCGTCCAAACATCGGTTTCATCTGAAACCTCTACTTTTCCAGTTGTGGAATTGTGAATTATCCAATATTCACCCGTAGGAACGTCTATATTGTCACGTATCGTTGTAGTAACTTTTCCCCTAAACTTTAGGGCATCCACCTTTCCCCCGCCTTGTGAAAAAGCAAAGGATGTAATTAAAAAAGCAATTAAAAATATTAATCTTTTCATTTTTGTAGTTCTTTTTCTGTCTCTATTGTTATTTGTTCTTTTTTATTGTAAATACGTATCCCATTCCTGTAATACTCCCACTTGAACATATTCACCTTCCTTAGTGATATTATAAGTGATAGGATTGCTATAAAAAAAGCTGACATACTAAGGTAAAAGGCTATTCCCATCGTAAAACTTTAAGAATTTACTAGCATCATCAAAATCGGCAGGTATAGCGGAAACCCCTGATTTAGCAAGCCCTATAATAAGCCTGTCCTGCGCTTCGCTCATATATATCACCCAATCACTACTTTGAATCGTAGTAGTGCTAGGCGAGTTGTTCACCTTAAAAACCAAACAACCTAAAATATATTGAAAAGCTCTTCCTTTTAGGAAATTCCTTACTTGCTGTTTTCTTGAACTACCAGCGGCATTTTCGGCAGTATCGCTAACATCTACCAAATGGATGAAATCTAAGTCACCCGGCTTTACCGTTAATTCATCTTGGTCTGTTAACCTTTCTGCCATAATTAATTAAATAACATTGGTTGCCCGTTTTGGAACAACATAGTTTGTCCGTTCTGAAATATATCGCCTTGGATAGTTGAAAAAACTGGTTCTCCATAACCTTCTATTTCACCGCTAAAAGCTAAAAACTCCCCTATCTGGTTGGATTCCGATATATTACGTATGTGACCGAATCCCGTGTCTATGAAGTTTCCAGAATCATCCTCTATTTTCCATTCCACCAATTCCCTAGCCCTTTTGACTATTTTTAAGGAATCATAACTAAGCACGGTATTGTCTCCCGTTACTTTTTGTAAGCCTTCAAAGCCTACGGTTATACTTTGAGTAGTGGGTATGCTTGTCTTCCATCCGTTCGCTACCCTTGTAGTCGTTTGGAGCATTTCCACATCTTCGTCTATAGGGTTGGATAATAGGTAGCAGACCTTTAAAAATTCAGCGTCCGAAATCCTTTTTATATACAATACCCTAATGTCGCCCTTCATTAACGCCATAGTACAAATTTATGAAAATTAAATTTAGTATAGATAAAAGCTATTATTCTATTTTAGGCTGTATAGTTTCCCCAAAAATAACGGTTGACCTAGTAGATGTATCTACGTAAGAATTATGTCTTTCTTCTAAGGTCAAAGACCCTGTATTTTTGTAAGTATCAAAGGAATATTGCAACGGAACGAACTTATTCAATGACAAATCCGAAACGTTTAGAATATCACTAGGCTCGAAAAAATTCCAAAAATCACCCGAGAATATAATTCTTCTTCTATTCTGTATTATTTTTTGCAAACCATGAAGTCTACCTAGTTTGTTTTCGTAAAAATTTTGAGAAGAACCGTTAAGAATAAAGTTGTTCTTTAACGAGAATATAGGCTCTCCCGTTGTTTGTTTGAATAGTTGGTTTGTTTTTGTTCCACTATCAGATGTATCATAAGATACGCTTGTCTTTTCAGCTTTCAAGGATTTACTTGTATTGTCTTTTACAGATTGTGTATTACCTAATCTTTCGGAGGGAACGCCATATATACCTAGATTATAAATGATTATTTCAGAATCATTAGGAAAAGCAAGGGGGACTGCGCTTACAATTATTTCTATCTCAGACGTTACTGGAAGTTGAGGTATTGCAAATTCAAACTCTACCTGTTGACCTTCTGCTGACGGAATAGAGGTGTAAGCGTTAGAGGGAAATCCTGTAACCCAATAAGGGATTTCAGTCCCAAAGTATGCTAAATACCTATCTAACCCATCAATAACGCCTGTAGCCCTTATATTGAACCTTAATTGAATATCGGGATAGTTCGATTCAAAAGCACCTCTTACGACAAATTTATCATCAGAATTAGCTACGGTTCCCGAATTAGAAACGATAGCAGGAGGGTCTGCATTATTAGGATCTCTAAATATCCTTACGAAACCTAAATCCGAAGCTTCGGACAAAGAACCACCCACACTCCAATTAGGCATAGACACTCCTGTGATACCCCCATCAAAATTAGGATTTAAGGTTAATGATTCCTTGTACCTAAATTCGTAATCTACAGAAACCTTCTGCAAAGCCCTTTTGTAGTAATAAGATTGATTTTCGTTTGCATGAAGTACATTATTTCGATTTCCTGGTGCATCCTGTAATATCCCTACATTATTAAAAACGTTAAGGGATATATCTGCAATATCGTTACCATCCTTATCGAAGGAATTAATATACATAGCATCCATCGTAAGGTTATCGTACATACAATGACCTATAACCCATGTATTGCCGTTTATTTGTGATATATTTAGATGTAAATCACCTAATAAATCTAAAATAACCTTTTGGCAGCTAACCGCTTCTCCGCTTTCAAAATCCTTAAAATTATCTTGCGATATGGTTACGTCTTTTGGCAATCTACCTGTTTCAAAGTTTGTAAATCCGCTTGTTCCGTAATCTCTTATTCTATAATCAATATTAATGTACGACACAATATTAAAAGCGTCGTTCTCGTCCTCAAAACCTCTTTTCAGCGCACCCGCAATTGTTTGTATAAACTGCCTGACTCCTGTATACGGTAAACCGTTCGTTTGAACGTACGCTAAATCCTGTAAATACCCCAAAGGGTCTAAAGCATCGAAATCAACGAACCTTTCCTCTGTAACAAATGATTGTGTAGCTCCTTCACTGCTTAAATAACCAAAAAACTTCTTATTGTTCTCCCTGTAAAACTCAACTTTCCATTCTCTTTCATTGGAAGCGAAAAGGTCGTCCAAAGGTTGCTCTGTATTAGCTAAAAGACTTAATCTAAGGAATTTTGAGCGTATAGGGTATAAGAGACTATCAACGGAGTTCATTCCGTACACTGCGCTGCCTGTTATATCTACTACAGAGCCAATATAATTTTCGCTTGATATATCTATACGGTATTCTATACCGTTAACGCTAGTGTATTCAACCCTGTACTTTATAGCCATTATCCTATGCTTATATTGCCGCCTAATCTAGTGTTACCGTCCAAGGTGTTGTTAAGCACTCCAATAAGTTTTTGTCCGCTTATCTCAAATACGACACGACCACCACCTACGCCCGAACTAAAAGAACCCCCACTAAACGAACTAGAGCCTCCGCCACCTTGTCCTGATACGGAAGATGTTCCTGAACCCGTTCCACTTACTGCGCTATTAGCTAATCCTGAAAGTGCCGAACCAAGGGCAACAAGGGCAACACCTGCCGCAATGGCTGTGAAAGGATTACTAAAAGATGCTTTTATAGCCAACATACTTACACCTATCCCGATAGCTACTTCTCCTAATTGCACCGCAATTTGACCTGCTGTGTTTAAAAGTGTTTTTGCTATAGAACCAAATACATTACCTCCCTCTGCTAAAGACTGACCTATAGCCCTCCCTATGCCTGAAAAAGTATTTGCTATTCCGTTGTTTATAATATCACTTGCGCTAGTATTGAAATCGTTTAAAGCAGCCTCTATTTTTGATAGTTCTGGTCTAACCTTTGAAACACTATCCTTTATAGAAAATTCTACTATATCACCTAACTTGTTAAACTGTGTCTGAAAGTTCGAGAAGTCAGGCTTAAATTTATCCAAAGTATTTTGAGCGGAAGTGTTAATCCCGAAAATATCGTCTAAATTTTTAAATTCGTTTTTTACTTTGTTTGCATCAGATTTTAATCTTTCCCCATATACCGTAATGCCATTGTCCGCACTTGAAAACTCATTAAAAAGGTCATCAATAGTCAAAGAGTTTAAAAGCTCTTGTATCGGTTTTAGTTCGCTTTCAAGCTCACCTTTGAAATTTTCCGTTGCCTTTACGGATTCGTTAAATTGGCTTACTAAAGAACTTAAAAGCCTTAGTCTTCCACCGCCAGACCCTCCAGAATTATTTACTATTTCCTGAATCTGTCTTATTTGCTCCGTAAAAGGTAAGTCCTTTGAAACATTGTTAAAAGCCGCAACACTAGACCTTAAATTATCGATTTCAGAAACCACCGCCCTTGCAGCGTCCTTTTGTCTTAATTGCAACCCTACTAAATCCTCTGAGCTATCCTTGAATTTTTCTTCTATAAGAGCTTGCACACCTCTAACCTGCGCCTGTTTTAGTAAGGATGTTGTAAGCGCATCAACAGATGCTTTTACGGAATCGGTTCTTACGGACTCTAAATCTAAATTTCCTAAATATTGTGAATACTTATCGTTAAGCCTTTCTATAGCCCCCAACCTAACTTTTTTAGAAAGGTTCTCGTTCCTTGATATATCAACAAGGTTTCTTAACGTGGTTATTTCGGATTGTGCGGATGCGGTAAATTCCGCTGTAGCTTTAGCTAACTCATTGGTAGAACCAAACGCTTCCGCTATTTCATCACTATAGACTGTTAATAAAGATGTTACGGCTGAAACGGCAAGCAACATACCTGCTGGGCCAGAAAGACTAGAAATCATAGCTGATATAGCAGCCTTAGACCCTCCTACCCTTGTAGATAGATTACCAAAATTTGCCGTTAGTTGTTGAAGGTTGTTACCTACACCTTGTATGCCGAAAGGTAAATCTTGTATTACCCTTGAAAATTCCTGTGTTGCAGGAAGTGCGTTAGCAGCTCCCTTTCCCGTCTTAGCGAACCCTTTAGCGGCTTTATTGGATTCTCTTTCTACTGTAGCACCGTATTTTTGTTGAAGTTTTTCAGCTTGTTTAAGCTTAGACTCCAAGTCCTTTATGCTTGCTGTTAACTGAACCTCTAACTGTGTCATTTAGTGCTTTTTTTCTGTTTTTCGTACTCCTCCACTTGCTTCATGTACGCTAATCTTTGGTCTTCCGATAACGATTTGCTTTTTTTGGAATCCCCTATTTTCCAAAACTGGTCGATAGGCTTAGGCTTCTTTTTGCTAAAGGCGAATTGCGAACAATAACTTTGATAGGCTATAACCCTTGCTAATTTCTCCTCTCGTTCTAATTTCTTCTTAAAACCAATAGAGCGAAGTATAAACTCCGCCCAACTCATATCGTACACCTCTTGAATACTTAAACCTAAAGTTCCTACAGCAAATCCTATAACATCTTTATCCCAATCTATTTTTTTTTTGAACCTTCATCCTCTTTAGAGGATACGCCCATTATATGTTGAACCCCTTGATTCATAGCTCTAGCGGCTTCTAGGATATTTACATTTGTTATACCTCCTTCAAGTTCTACTATCCAATCTTCAAAGTTCCATAACTCAAAAGTTACAGGAACTCCTTTTCTTATGCAGTCATGTTTGTGACCGTAAAACAACATTGCAGGTAAAAAAAGAATGGAATTTTTCTTTATAAGGCTCTGAATATCTTCAAAATCAGCGTTAAAATGCTTTTGCAGGTCGCCAAAAAATCCAAGCCCAAACTTAAACCCCCTTAGCTTACCTCCTACTTCAAATTCGATATAGTTCATTAAACGTTAGGGTCTGTTTCTGAAATACCTCCAGTTCCTGAAATGGTAAAAGTAAAAGTAGCGTTAGCCCCTGAATCACCCGTTAAATCACAAGCGGTTATGTATCCTGTACCGTATTCGTCAGTCGGAGAAGTAAGCCCTGTTGTCATTTTCCAAGTTATAAGCGTCTTAGCCCTTAAATATCCTTTTAGCTTAGCGTGTGACTGTCTTCCAGTATCTACCGCTTCATCGATATATATTCCATCGCCGCTAATCTCGTAAGTATATGCCCCAGGGGTTTTTACAGTGTTCCCTGGGTCGCACTTTGTATTGACTTCCTCAATCTCTACAGACTCGCTAATAGAGCTAGATGTCAAACAACCTATAGGGTCATAAGAATCGGTATCATATACGCTAAAAACTACCGCATCACCCTTAATAAAAGCTTCACCTGCCATAATTATAAATTTTTTCTATTATTTATTCAAAGATAATAAATTTAATTGATTAGTGTTTCAAGCCTTACTATCTTCCTATACACTATTTCGCTGTTTGTATTCTCTACAAGTTCATTGTCCACGCTTATGTCTACCGTACTCACCTTTAACCCTGTAGTTACGGGTAGGCTAAAATCCTCTATTTCCCGTATAACCCCGTCCGTTGCATCGTTCATTAACGCTTTAGATCCCGTGTTTTTAGGATAAATGGTTGTTACCTGTATTTCTGTGGAATTTCGCCACCCTTTACCGCATTTTGTGACCTCGGGTTGATTCAGTTGGGTGGTTACCAAAAAATAAAACTTGACCTTTTGGCTTGTTATCCTTGATACGAAGAACTTGAACATCTCGTTGCCGACCTCCATATTTTGAAGTCTAGCCTTTAACTCTTTATTTAATTCGTTATCAGGTAATGTAGTTGTCATATCTTATTAAATGTTCTATCCATTAAGTCCTCTAAGTCATTTATAAATTGGTTTCTTCCTTTAAAAAATGCAGGATATAGATAGGGTTGTGCTTTTTGGAAGCGTGTTCCAAACTCTACAAACGGAGCGTATGGGGCTAATCCAGTATCATTTGCCCTAATAGTAAAAGTTAGTTTTTCAATCTTTACAGACTTAATACTCTGTTTTAGTTTTCCCGTATCAACGGGCGCATTTCTTTTTGCTTCCGATTCTATTTCTTGCGCATTAGCTTCTAAAACAGCTTCAACGTCTTTTTGCATTTCTTTAGGTATCTTTTTTAAGATAGCTATCAGTTCTTTATTTCCTTTTAATACCCCTCTCATTGTATTGCTGTTGCTATAATATCTAACTCCTCGCCATCTAAATCAACATCATGTATAGAATTAACCATCCAATCCTTTTGCTTATACTTAAAAAACAATCCTTCCTGAAAATAATCAAGGTCGTTCCTGTGCCTTGTTCTTATCCGTATCGCCTGAACCGCTATATCCAAACCGTAAGCGGTCAAGTTACTTCGGTTTACAGTCTTTACATTACACCAACTATCGTTAACCTTGGACGGCTCTGTTAACAACCCCCCCGATAAATCATCCGAATCGGAATTAAGCCATACTTCTATCCTATTTAGATACTTGCGTTTCAAATAACGAACCTTTTTAAGTGGTTTATCATATCCTCGATGGTTTCCGATAACTCAGAAGTCTTTCCTCCCTCAAAAAGGCATTCTAGTATCGCATATCCTGTGTCAAGTATATCATCAGGAATATCTATAGCGTTTGCATACCCAACGTTCAGGGTTATACTTTCTATATTGGTATCGTTCTCGTTATACACCGTGTAAAGTGTCTTTACTTTTTTTGCGTGTGTTGTATCCGTTGTTGAGTTGATAGGAAAATCGTACACCCGTACACACCCATTATTATAATGGTACTCCCTATCCCTATCGTAAAGGATATAATTAGTCCTGCGCTCCAAATACGCTAAAGAGGATTTAATCATCCTTTGTATCTCGGTATCCCTAGAAGTATCGTCTACCCCTAAGTGAACCTTTGCGTTTTGCAACGATATAACGTCTAAATAACTCACTTCGTATCGTTATCTATTTTAAGTTCTTTGGTTTTCTTAATCACTTTCTTTTTAGCATCTTCCAAGTATTGTCCTAAATCGGTTCTTTTACCCGTGTACTCTTCTCCTTCTGAATAAGTTTTCTTTTCCTGAATACAGAAGAATCCTTTTTTTACTTTTGCCATTTTATAGTATTTAAAAAAGCCCTCCCTATATTAGGAAGGGCTTAATTCTAATTAATATTTTCAACGATTTTAAGCCGCTGTGAAATCTCCGTATATTACCGCTGTATCTCTTTCGATAACAAGACCGATTTGAGCTTCGATACGTGCCGTAATGTTGTTCTTCTCAAAGTTATCCTTGTTCTCATTGGAGAACTCTAAGGAAAGACCTTCTGTAACTACCTTGCGTACTCTTGACCAATCACCAACATAGTACTTATTAGCCGCTAACCAAGTAGACTTGAATACAGGAATACCGTTAACGTATAGTGTTCCGTTGGTGTAAGAAACAACACCAGGAAGACCAAAACCTGCGCCAGAAGATTTTTCTGTTGCTTGAATAGCCCACCAATCGGCAGGAGTAACAACGATTCCATTCACAGGGTTATCCAAAGCCTCCAGCGTTGCGATTTCTTTCATTAATTGCTCAATTAAAGTATCGTTGTTAGCGGCTACCTGTGTAGATGCTAAAGCATTTGCAGAAAGAATAGCATTGAACTCTGAATTTTCTTGCTTCATGTAATCCCTACGTAATGCAGAGGGAATGAAAGACTGCAAGAAAGGAAGGTTGTTTGCCATTTTCTTAGAGTAGGTTGTAACACCTGCTAAGAAATCGGTAGTAACGTCCACCATTTCAAAATCGTAATCTATTTGACCTTTGGCAGCTCCTTCTACTTGAAAAGCAATTGCGCCTTCACCTGCTACTTCTTTAGGGAACGTATAAGTTCCACCGTCGATATTGATTTGCGCACCCAATAGGTCGCTAAAGTTCAATAAAGGCGAAGTTAACGGCACTACTGTTTGAGAATAACTTCTAGGTTGGTCACCTGTTAAGTGAGTTCCTAAAGTCATATCACCAACAGCTTTAACCTCTATTTTAGCTGACTTTCCTTTACGGACGGTCTTAATGTCCTCGAAATTATCCTTTAATTCGGATTTGATTCCTTCTACGAAGCTTGTCCCTTTTACCTCTTTCTTTGGCTTAGCCTGAAGTTTTATGTCCAACGCATCAGCGTGGGCTTGTACAGCTTTTAGCTCAGCATCAAAACCTTCTTTCAACTCCTTGATAGCGGCTTCGTTATCTTCCTTAACGGCTTTCAACTCTTCGCCTACTAAATCCTTTAATTTAGCTTCCATTTCTTTTTCTGCCTTAGCCTCGAAAGCTTCGATTGCAGACTTTATCTCTTCGGAAGTTTTTCCTTCCAATCCTTTTTTAAGCGTTTCTAATTCCGCTTTTAACTCTTCGTTCATTTCTTTGTTATTAACGAGTTTGTAAATTCCTTTAACGTGTCTAATATTAGCGGCTCGTCTTTTTTAGGAGTGCCATCTTCTGGCGGCTCGTTAATGAGTGCTTTTTGTCCTAATTCAAATGCTTGCGCTTGTAACTGTTTGATAGCCACTTCGATTAGGGTAAATGTTTCATCTGTAAATGTTCCGTTCCTAAAAGCCTTTAAAAACTTTTTAGTCTCATCCTGAATCTCGGTCAATGTCATAGACTTAAACCCTCTAAACGGTGTTAATGAATTAGCTCCAAGTGTTACGTTAGAACCTTCATATAGTTTTATCTCTTTCAGATAATTTACACCTTCTTTAGTGTCTTTTTTAATAGTATTGAACCCTACTGAATGCTCTTTTACTATTCCAGCTTCGTAAAGCTTTAGGGCGTCCATTGAGTAAGATGTATCTATCAAAGGCTTAGAAACGAAGTAAAGACCATACTCATCCTCCACAAGTTCATCGAATTTACCATGTGGTTGTTTCCAGTTGTGTTGATTTAGAAAAAATATATCCTCCTTTCTTTCAGAAATGGATTTGGCGTAAGCCCCCTTCACTATAATATCACCATCACTATCTAGGTTGTCAAAAGAAGATAGATAGCCGCTTACACGTTTACCTTTCATATCCAAGTCTTTTAATTCTCCTAAATGATTTTTATAGTTTATGAAATCCATTGTATAGTTAAAATCTATTATACAAGCAAAGATAATAAAAAATATCTATTACCTTGTGAGTAGACTATTTGTAAAAATCAACCTCCCCTGTTCATCCCTTTTAGGCACTACCGCTACAGTACATCGGCAGTTAATCGTATTACCTGGTTGTCCTTTGGGGTCTCCAGGGTAATCCAGTAAGTCCCCTTGTACGTTCTTATATCCTTACCCGTTTCCATGCCGTTAGCAATGAACTTGATAAGGTATTCGATAAGCTCTTCTTTTACGCTTACTATTCTCAATCCTCCGTTATTGAAGAGCCAACTACGAATAAACTCTGCATAGCTCTCTTGGAAAGATGAAGGGTCGAAATTCTTTTCCTTTCTAATTTCCTTGTTAATGGAACGCCCTATTTTTTTACCATGCCTTACACCTATGGTAGTGTAAAGTTCTTGATACGCCTGAAAAATGTTGTCAGTATCCGTTATTATATGAATATAACCTTTATAATTCCAAGTCTCTAGTTTATCAAAAGGAATATTCTCTAAAGTCTTTCGTATTCCTTTTCGGAATATACGCATGCCTTTAGCTTCATATCTTTTATGAAGTATAAGCCATCTACGCCTGAGTTCTTTGCGTGTCATTCGTTATGGAATAATCATTCTCTAAAGCTTCGTCCAGCGGTATAATATCATCCTTAACGGTAAAGATGTCCATATTTTCGTTATCGGATTTTACAAGCCTAAGCACCTCACGCCCCTCGTTCCTGTTCATAATACCAATATCAACGGCTTTTTCTATCCACTCCATCATGGTCTTCATATCCTGCTGCATCTCTGGCAGCTCCGAATAATCGAACTCTAGCACCGTATTCTCGTATCCCTTGAACCTTGGTAGGAAATTATCATTAAAAGCGTTACACAAAAGTTGAAGGTCGGGTATGATGTTGTGAGAGATAACCCTTTTAAGCTCCGAATCCATGCCCCCATTATTAAGGGAATTTGAGTCTTCATTATTGTTAAGTAATTTTGTAGACCACCCCAACACGTTACATATGGCTTTTTGGTCATAACTAAGGAACTCAAAAGGCTTTAACTCATTAGTACTAAGTCCTACTTGTGTAAATCCTACCTCTGCACTTATACCTGTAATCCTTCCAAGTCTACCACCATCAGAATCCATTTCTTCTAATCGTTCCTTTATTTCCAAGGATTGTTCTGGCGTCATTGCTTTTTGACCCTTACTATGTAAGAACCCGAAAGCACCACTACTTTTTAACAGCTTATTATTATTGAGTACGGCTTCGTTAGAACTTTGAATGTTCAATAAAGCTGCTCTTAATGGGCTTAATCCATATAGGTGACCTCCTTGTTCGTCATAGAACGGATTGGCATATTTTATATGTATTACGTCCTCCGCTTCAAACTCAACGTACTGATTGCCCTCTATTAAAATATAGTGGTCTATAGGATTTTCATCGTCAACTATGTTAGTTCCCTCCTTTAAGACTATCTGCATTAAATGAGAGGGGAGAACATAGAGTTTTTTAGGAACCCCTTTGTTTATACCATCCTTTGGACTTACTACATAAAAGAAAACATTTCCCGTTGTTTTTAAAAAGGTTTTATAAAGAGATAGTATTTCAGTCCATGTTTGTAGTTCGTTAGGTTTTTCTAATGGAAAACTAAGCTCTTCATCTTTAAAGGCTTTCTTTTGTAATAACAGTTTTTTTATTTCTTGCTGTGGGGATAAGTTTGATTTAGTGGCAACATTAAGCCTATCTAACTTTGCTTTAGAACCTTTATCTTCTATTTTTTTAACAGAATAAGGGATAGAAGACGTTTTTACCGTCATCTGCTGTATAGCGGCATATACGTCCGAGTTCGCACCATACCCTTTTTCAAGATACGTCTTAGCGTTGCTATCATATTGCGTGAAGCCACCGCCCACACGTTTTACAAAAGCTTCTCTAAATTTATCTACGATATTGTTGGAGCGTTTTAATTCCCACCCAAATAGTTTTGGCATTATAAGAAATATCTATTTATGTACAAATATAAATAAATAAAAACTATACTAAAAGAAGAATACCTGAGGCTGGTTTAGTAGTCGGTTTATGGATTGTACCAAAGCATCCTGTAAATCATCGTTTTCATTGTTAGGGAAAAGCAATATACCTTGTCTTGAATCGTTGTAAAGTTTATTTATAAGGGATTGCTTACAATAAACCATACCCGACTCTGCGAACGGCGTAGCCATAACAGCTCTTGCGACCTTGTCTCCTCCTTCGACCTTTACCTCTATTGCAGGTATCCCTTGACTTGTTAGGGTTTGTTGTGCTGATTTTCCAGATGCTTTTCCTTCAATGTGATGTGGTTGTTTTTTGGATTTCATGTAAGGTATCAACTTAGGAAACTCCAACCAATCAAAACCTAAATCAGAAATATACATCTTACCTTCTTTGGTTCCTGCCGTTACATATGCGCTTGCGGAGTTGGTCTGTTTCTCCGTATAAGCTAAATCCCAATCAGTACCGTGTCTTTCGAGTTCTTCTGGAAAATCGTTATCCGGCACAGATTTTATCCATTTCTGCCATATACCACCATCAAGAGGTGTCGGTGTTTGCATTATCTGACCTGAGTAACCATAACTACCCATGTTTGTTTGAAGTTCCTTTAAGTCCCTTTTACTAAGCCTTACGGGGTCTAACATTCCATCGATATACTTTTCCCTTAATTCTATAGGGCTTACATCTTTGGATAGCTCCCCTGGTAAACAAATGTGTTTTACTTCCTTTTCTTTTTGCAGCCAGTTTCCTGTACAGTCCAATTGATGCAATCGCTGCATTACCAATATCGTAGGGGTTACGCTTTTATTTACTTTTCTTGTCGATAAAGTAACGTCCATAAACTCGTTAGCGGTCTCCCTTTGCACTTCGCTTGCTGCTTCCTTTGGGTTCAATGGATCATCTACAATAAGTAAATGCGCATGGAATCCAGTTATAGAACCTGTTACACTTGTAGCGTACCGTTCACCACCTGAATTGTTTTTGTAATGGGTCTTACCGTCTTGGTCTTTTTTAAGTTCTACTTCTGGAAAGTAGAGCTTAAACTTATCACTACGTATAATATCCCTAGACTTGATAGAATGGTCTGTTGATAATGAAGCGGAATAGGAAGCGGTAAGGGTTCTAATGGATGGGTCTTTTATCCAAGCCCATGCAGGAAGCATGACGGTTACTATCGTACTTTTAGTAGTACCTGGTGGTATGTTTATTATTAAATCATAATCCTTCGCTTCCCTTCTTACTACCTTTTCCACTACTTTTTGTAGTTCTCCGCATAAGTAGGGTATATGCCAATTATATACGGCGGGTTCAGGTATTATGACCTCCCAAAATTCCTGTAGGAAATAAAAGAAATCCCTTTTGCATTTTTCAGCCTTTAACTCATGGAGTTTCGGAACTATTATCGTGTCCTCCATGTAGTGTTATTAAAGCTTCTAATTGCTTCTCATTGAGTTTAGATAAATTCCATTCGCTGCCGAGGGTTTCGTTGTTGGACGTAATATCCAGTTTTTCCTTTGGCTTACCGAACCTATACTCTATCCAAGTTTTTAGCGCTTGGGTGTTTCCTTCTTTTGCTACTTTCCATAAAGAATCCCATACCTCTTTTGGTGCAGCAACGGAATCCATCATTTCTAATCGTTTTATTTCATCCGATTTTGGTGGTCTTCCTGCCCCTTTTCTTGCTCCTCCGTTGTTTGCTCTTCCGTCCAATTGAAATAAATTGTTTATTCAAATATACGAATTATAGATAAAATCTATTTTATTTCACAAAATAATAGTTTATATTTATGCTTTCATAAGATTTAGGTTGGTTTATTTTTGTTTGGGTTTAAAAGGGGTGGTAACAACTGCTCCTTTTTTATGTTGTATTGACAGGTGGAGTTATTTCTTAGTTAGTAGCAATTAAAACACTTTTGTTATTTCTTTTTTACTAACTGTATAAGCTCTGTTTTCATCTTCAACCCCTATTTCTTCTCCATCAAGCCAAACTACTGTACAATTGTGTTTTTCAGTTAAAGTTATTTCTACTTTACTATCTAACTTTATATTATCATGCTTTAACAGCTCGCTATCGCTTTTACAACAATGTTTAACAATAATAGCTTTTATAACTTCTAATTCTGCCAACTGCTTTCTTGTTTCGGGTATTCCTACATAACTTGCAGCTTCCACGCTTTCAATGTGCTTTTGGTGTTCTTCTATTAATTGGTCTAAAAAAGGTGTTTCCATATCTATTAAGTTTATTTATTAATTCACGCTACTATTGTTACACTTCAACGTTACCTGTATTATTTTAAATTAATTTTTTAAGGCTTGGTCTGTTAAGTCATAATTAAAAAAAATAGAAGAGTCAAATAGTGCTTTAAATATTTGTTCTGGTTCTTCCTTACTTAACGCTAAATTCATAGAATCATCAAACCTTTCATCTTCCATAAGAATCGTTTTTTTGCCATTAAAATCACGTTCTCTTTTAACTCTTATTTTGGGTCTAGGATTTATAAGTGTAGGTGGTTTATTAGCTTCGTTCAAGCCAAAACAAATAACACCTTTTCTATCTTCAAAAGTAAAGTCATCCTCTATAACGCTTTTGCCTTGTTCTGTTTTTTTTAGGAGGACTTCATCTGTTTTGTGTATATATCTATGGTCTAGGTTTACCATAGTTGATATTACGTGATTATTTGCTGTCTCATACTTCATTGTTTTACAGTTTAGTATGTGTTTTATATAGCCTTTATCTATTAGCATATTTTCAAAGTTTGTCATTTTTAGTGCTTATTTAGTTAAAAAATTAATTTAAAATACTGTCTACTTCAATCTACCATCCAATAGGGTTGACTTGGTAGGTTAAAAACAGATTTTTGTATTACTTCCTTTTTATCTTCCTCGCTAAGTAAATCCCATTCAAGTTTTTCTAAACCTAAATCATCAAGGGTAAAAGTGTAGTTGTCGCTATATTGTGATGAGCCTAATTTTACAGATATTTTCATTGTGTTTTAATTTGGTTTATTTTTCG